AAAAACGAACCATTATTGCTTGGTAGCAGTTGAGCGTTGGGTTCGTATTTGATCCGGGTATAGCGCAAATATTCTGCGTAGTCCCTGTAATTTTTGCCACCACCATCTGGACTGTAATAGCTGACATTGTTCCAGTACGGAGCCATTTGCGTGTCGTTAATCAGCAAATATGGGCGTGATTCAAAAGTCACAGTCACACGATACTTTTCATAACGCACATAAAAGCTGGGCAAATTGCGCTCAAGCTCGTCATTCAAACTAACAATGCTTATTTCGGCATCATTCGCACCAGCTGCACCAATGCCGACAACCCGATCAATCTTGCTGGCATAAAGCCAGTTGTATTCAGGATGAGCCAATGGAATTGTCCGAATCAATCGACCGGTCAAATTTCCATTGTCATCTGTTTTTTGAATGACCGCTTTGCCCAGAATTTCAGTTAAAAAAGAATCCAACCCATTCCGAACAACAATGAAATCCATCGAAGCGGAACCGCCATCCATGCCAAACGAAGAAACGGATGGACTGACGGCATCAATGGATTCCCAGAATTTTGTGTAAAGCGTTCCAGCAGCCATTAGAATTTACCCCTTCCGGCTTGTCCGATCTGAATGGCTGGAGCTTGGTTTTCACCCTGACGAACCAGCGTTTCAATTCCTTCAGCCATTTTTGCTGTGTTTTCAGCCGTTTTGAATTCGGGCGTATTGACGCTGCTTCCAAAGCTGGCTTCCATCAATTGCCTTCCAAAATCAGCAAACCCGACAAACGATGCGCCTTTTGCAGCAGCGCCACGGGATGCGTCACGCTGAATTCCGGGAACTTTCAAACCGGGGCCGGTCTGTGTCGGTGCGATCATTCGCAGACCTTCAGCAGCTTTTCCAATGAGCCAAGCGAATACGCTGACCACTTTGGCCACAACCGCTGCAAGCAATTTCAACGCTGGGATCAAAAGCGGAACAATGATTTGCATCATTGGTACAGCCAAGGCAAACATTGCTCCGATCAAATCGGTGATCGGTGGCATCAACATCCCGACCACATCCATCAACGCCGAAAACAACGGCACAAGCGCATCAATGTATTTGAACAAACCTTGGCCTATGGTTGTCGCAAGTGTTCCCAGCCATCCAGCTAAAAGCTGGAATTGCGGAGCAAGCGCATTCAGCAAGCCAGAAAAAATGGCAATGACTGGACCAGCTATATTCAAAATCGCATCGGCCAATAATTTAAAAGTTGGCATCAACGCTTGAACGACTGGAACCATTGCATCCGCAAAAGTGCGAACCACCGGCACAACAGCAGCCATGACAGGCACAAACAGTCTGCCAATCACGGCAAACAAATCATCAAACGCTAATTGCAATTGCTCAACAATCGCTGGGTTTAACGCTCCAGCAAATTTCTCAGCGACAGCGATAATGCTGCCGAAAGCGTCTCCGACTCCTTCAAAAATTGCAAATGGGGCTTTGGCCAACGAAGCGGTTACAGCAACAAAACTTCCAGACAACATGGCAACGGTTGTGGCCAATTTGCCAAAAGCGTTTTCCATGCTCAAAAATTTTGATCCAACTTTGGAAGCAGCTGCTCCTAATTTGGAAAGCGCAGTTGATCCGACAACCGCACTTTGGGCGAGGTTGGAAAATGTCTGCGCCAGTTGCATCATTGCTGCATCACCGGCTGCCATAAATCATCTCCCTCGCTTCTTCTTCTGATTTGCCTTGAGCTACCCAAAACCGAACAGCTTGCTGTCTATCCGATTCCCCGTCATCCCATGCGTATGGCAAAGGAATGGCGTTTCCTTTTTCATCCCGCTTTCTGAAATAAATGCCCAGAATTTGCCTCGGGGTCAGGTCAGCAACTTGCTCCATTGAAAGCAAATATGGCTCATCAATGAGCGTTGCCACCATCTGTGGCCAATGGGGCACTATGTCGCTTCCGTTTTCCCCGCTTCCTCGTTTCCCTCCGTTCTCGGCATGGATTCAAGAATCACTTGATCCATCACAATTTTAAGTGCTTCAGCCTCGTTTTGAATCAAATACTTGGCCCGAATCTCATCGACATCTAGCATCAAGCAAGTCAAAGCGATCATGCCGGGAACCGATTGCAACGCTCTTTGGCAATCAACCCCACCAAAAGCATAACGGCCAGCAATGATGTCGGACGAAACCGCCGAAATGGCATCTTGAAAAGATGCGCCTAAAGTGTCCTTATGCTGGATCACCGCTTTCAGGGCACGGGATTCCAACCATTTCTCGAACTGGCCCATTAACGCAAGATTGAGCGGTTTGACTCGATGCGTGTTGCCGTCCTTGGCAGTAAAAGTAATTCCTTTTGCTTGCGTTCCGATTGTTTCGGAAATCGTCCTCATTGTCATTTTGAAACTCTATTATCAAGTTTGGGTAACATCAAAGTCACCTTGCGTATCGGCAGAACAATTCCACCGCATATACCCACGAACATTCTGCTCTATTGAGAATTGCGAAACAATAGCTGGAACGGTGACAACGCCGGTTGTTCCGTAAATGGCTGAATGCGTCAAAAGAATTCGCACATAATTTCCAACATGAGGCGTTGAAGCTTGAACGGTGCATATTCCAGTCAATGAAACTTTGCCACGACGAACACCACCGAAGGTGACTTGTCCCGGAGTGCCGAATTCCATGAACCTTCTTTTGTCACCGGGAATGGATGCCATCAATGGCACAAGCGGGTTCAAGCGAACTTGGTCATAAGGCCAATCCACCTGCCCACCATAAATTGAAATGTTTGTGGTATCGACTGTTGGCGCATCGACAGTCAACGAAAAAGAATCCGCCTCAAGCTCCAGCGTTGCGCCGTAGATGAGGCGGGCGTTTCTTCCGTATAGCGAAACCAATGGGGCAGACATTCAAGCCCCCGATCAAGCGGTGATGGAACCCGAAATTTCCAAAGTCGCCTTGTCCTTGACAGCGGTATTTTTCTTAACGCTGGTCAAAAGAATGGTTCGGGTTGCCGTGCCACCTCCACCACCGACATCGAAAATGATGGTTCCTGTCAACCCAGCGGTTGGGGTGAGTCCCGTGTAAGGGCCGGACGCTGACATGGTTCCTGCTACGATTCCTGCGATCAGTTGACGAACTCCACCCGAAGTGAAGTTGGTGCAGTCGATTTCCTCGCAGGTGTCATCCAGCGTCCAAGTGTCCATCGGGTAAGCGACAGCCCCAATGACGATGCTGGCGTTTTTACCGGCATAGAAAGCCATGTCACGGTCCTCCAATGATTGCGATGTTATAGGTCAGCGTTACTGCGCCTGTGTTTGTAAGTTTGAGATTGCGAACAGTTGAACTCACAGTTGCAGCCGTTGGTTGGGTGAAACCAAAGCCACCATTTGACGGGATGGTGATGCTCGGGGTTGTTCCACCAAAGAACCAAACCAACGGATTGCTTGCACCCGGCTCCAATTTCAATGCAGCGTCTGTTGTCTTCACAACAATCGAATAAACACGAACCATCGAAACCGCTTGGCCAAGTTGATCCGTGAATGAAAACAAATCAATCGTTGTCGATGCCGAAGCTGCAAGAGTTCCTTGAGCGACATAAATGCTATTCGCTGCTGCTGCGCCAACAGTCAACGAAGCGTTCAACGAAAGCCCGTCTGGGCCTTGAACGGTGTCTTGATAACCCGTATTGGTTTTCCGCTGCTGCCATGCAGCGGAAATCCCAATGTTGGCAAAATCTAGTGCCATTTGTTACACATCCTCAAGCACATAGACATAAAGGTTCCCGCCGGGGGTGCTGCTCACCGCAAGCGTAGCGCAATCGCCCGTGATCGGATTGGTTGTTGGAAATCCGTCTTGCCAAATCAACGGCTTGTTTGCGACCAAAGCAAAAGTGTTAACCGTGCTGCCACCGCTGTTTTTAGTCAGAACAGTCATGGCTGCATCAGCCCACATGACAACAGATTTCACTTGGCTGGCATCAATCGGAAAGATCACCGCAAATGCGCTTGCGCCGGGAGCGATAACCACTTCAGCAGCGGATGATCCGTCAGCGGTTTGCGTAGAAGTAAATTGCTGATTCGGGCCACCAGAATTGCTGAAAACAATTCCGATTGAATGATTGATTGCCATCAGTTAATCCTCTGTTCAAGGCTAAGGAAACTGCAACGAAATGTTGTCAATTCTACTGTTGATCGGTTCTCTACCTGAATAAATGGCCCACCTGAATTTAACTGGGTATCGTAAACAGTTCCAGCACCACCAAGTAACGGCTGATAAATCGCATTGCGAATGGTTTGCCTGAGCGACAAATAACCTTCAACCGCAAGGTCTTGATTGCGATCACCGACAAGGTACATCACCACCACAACAGGGTAGATGTAAGTCACATTTTTGTTGAATGTTTCCTGTTCAATGATTTCCCCGTCTTCGGATGGCGAAATAACAACCATTGGAAACGGGTCGCCTGAAAGCATCACGGGACGCTTGCGAAGCGCAACAGTCGCATTGGTGGAAACAGCGGTTTCAACCCGTGTTTTCAATGCGCTCAAAATGTCAAAATAAACACTCATGGGGGAGGCAAATCCACTTCTTCCACGGCAGTACCGGCTTGAGCTTCACACTCAAGTTGGTATTTGTTGCCCCAAACATCAATGTTCACGGCTGAAATATACCACTTGGTTCCCGATATGTCGGATATGTACCCGTTCAGCTGAGGAACCAATGATCTCCAAATAATTTCCCGGGAACCGTCCACAGAAGTTGTTGTGTTCCATGCCAGCAACGCTTGCGGATTAGATTCGGCCACAATCGCATTAGCTGCACGAACCGGTGAACGCCAAAGGTTCCACACACAAAAAGTGCGATACCCAAGCGTTCCGTCACCCATGTCGCTTAAAACGGTATCAACGCCTTGTTGCAAAGCGTAATCGACTGTTCCACCTGTTCCATCGGGATTTGTTAGCGTGACAGTTTGTGTGTTGTCAAACGCCATGAAATCGCCGGAAATGTCGATCGTGGGCATGGTTCAAACCTCAGTAGATTTGCGCCCGTATTTCGACAGGATTCAAAATCTGCGACAGCTTATTCAATTCTTGAATCTGCCTCAAAAGCGATTCACGCCATTCGGAGCGTGAAACCGACTGGCCCCCAACCGAATAGCTCGGCTGGGGGCTAATCGAATCCGCAGTCAACGCATTCATCAAATTGGTGCGTTGAGTTGCAATTGCAGCAATGTCATCAGCAAGCGCCATTAGGATACCCTGTAAGCGTGTTCCGTTGCGATGATGCCCATTGCGTCATTGTAGGACTTGATCGCTTCAGCTTGGGATTCTGCCTCAATTTCCATATTCGGCAGCGATTCCAACCCGATTGTCCAAATCCTTTTTTCACTCGCCATGAGCGTCTGGGATTCTGCCGGAACAGCCGGTGCGAGCTGTTCGCTCGTCACCGGCTGAATCAGGTCAGGGCCAGACTCTTTGCGGGGTCTAGCCATTCAAATTACTCCGATCCAAGAACCACATAACGGGGATCACGGACACCGGCGACACCCATCCAGCTGGCTTTGACAGCCAGAGCGATGTCTTGGTTGAACTCCAAGGGGTTCAAAGGAGGCGCTTCGACCACGGTCAAAGGCTTCGCTTCACGCCAGACGAACGCCTTCTTGAAGTCGCCCAGATACACACGCAAGTTAGCGTTGGCAGCGGTCACACCGCTGTCGGTCAACGCCTTCAGAGCGTGAGGACTGGTCATGATTTGGTAATCACGATCCAGCGGGTTGTCGCTGACATTCTGGATCGGCGCACCGCTGGTGGCATAACCCGGATTGTTACGACGAACTTCGGTTGCGTTGATGATGCTACGAGCTTGGTACTTCGTGGCAGGCATCACCAGCATTTGCTTCGGCTCCACCAGAATGGGGTAGCCGGTGACGGGATCGACCATGTTCACGAACAGCTGTTCAAGGCTGTTGATCGAGGTCCAATCCGTCAGCGAATAGGTGGTGATCCTGTTGATCCACGCCCCGCTGGTGAGGTAGGTGTTGTAGCTGGTTCCGTTCCAGCTGTGGTTGTTGGTCACGCCCAGCACGACCTGAAGGATTTTGTATTCCTTGGTCAGAGCGAGGTAAGTGCCGACAGACCGGGCCGAATCCAGAATCTGGGTGGTCAGGTCGCTGTAAATCGCTTCCATGCTCACCGCACAGATGCGCCCGTGCTTCTCAACGCCGGGGTAAGTGATGTACTGACCAGCGAATTGAGTCTGGGGATAGGGTTCGCCTTCCTCCAGCTTTTCGCCAATGTCACGCACATCGGACAGGTAAGGAACCTTTTGGGTTCCAAGGTTGCCATTGGTCACCGGGATGGTGGTAGCTAACTGATCGCCAATGAAGCTGGCCAGCTGGTACTTTTCCTTGATTTCGTTGACCAACAGCTGACCGGTGATGGCGGTGAACAGCGATGCGGAAACCGCTTCGCTGGACTCCTGCACCCGACTCAGGCGATTCTCAAGAACCGACTGCCATTGATGGCCGATGAACGCTTCGGCCATTCGGCGCAGCGAAAAGTCACCAGCGGTGATTTTCTTTTCGGCAAACGCTTCCTTCAAGGTGTTGACAGTAGCTGCCACACCGTTCTGCTCACAAACCTGCTTCAGCTTGTACTCAATCATCTCTCAAAACCTCCTTGTGTTGTGGTGTTAGGACTGACGAGCGGTCGGGTTCAGAACAGACAGAATCTGAATCTTGACCCGGGTGATGGAAGTGCCACGCTCGACAACCCTGCCGATGGCGGTTGCTTCGGTGGAAACCTTGACAACTTTCTGGTCTTCAAGAGCGTTGCCAGACTGCTTGGCAGCACCCACGAAATCGCCCACTTCGAAAGTTGCGCTGGCGCAATCGAAAGTGAACACGCCACCGGCATCAATGCGAATCACATTGTCCGTTGCGTTTCCAAAAACACGGGCGAGGTTGGCATCTTTCTGTTGACCAGAAACGCCAAGGGACAACGCTCTGAAATCCGATTGGGTGGTAGCCAAATCGGTATTCCATGTCGTGTCGCTGGCCTTCACCAAAGTGCCCGAAGACATACCGCACAGATCGCCGACAGCAACAGCTTTAGCGGTTGCGACAGTCGCAATCGTGGGGTTCGTTCCACCGTACTGGTATTGAGAAACAGGCATTGAAATCACCCTACCCTTTCGTGTTAGGACCGAAGTGCCTTGACCAGAGAATCGACCGTCAAATCACCATTGGACGCAACTGCCGAAACAGGTTGCTCCCCACGGAAGATCACCCGGCGACGGTCTTCGACCAAGGTCTTCCAACTCTTTTTGTCGGTTTCGCTAAGAATTCCAAGAAACGCATCGGTGATAGCGTACTTGGGCAAGCTGGCAGATTCGCATAATTTACGAGCTTCGCCCATCAGCTTTTCACGGCGATCACGGGCACGATACGCATCGACTTCCTCCAGCAATTTTGCAATCGCTGGGTCTTTGCGCCGACGAATGGATTCCTCAGTTTTCAGAGGCTCCTTTTCGTCCTCGGCTTCTTCCTTTTCCTCATCGCCAAGCTCAAGGGCGACATCTTCGGCTTCGTCCATTGGTTTGTCTTCGCCACCGTCCACTTCCTCGTCAGCTTCACCGCCGACAAGAGCAAGCAACTTGGCAACCTTTTCTTCAGCACCAAGTGAATCGTCCATGACGATGTCACCGATGTTGTCTTTCAACGAATCTTCGTACCCACCATCCATGCCATCATCCTCCAAACGGGGAACAGGTTTTGGAATCACCTTGTCTTCTTCCTTCACGATCAAACCCCTTTCTTCACAGAAAAGATTTCCTTCAACGCTTCAGCAACCAACTTGCGCCGAATGGCTTTGCGCCGTTTTGCTTCAGCAACTTTTCGCTGAACAGATTCAGGCGCACGGGACTGATACATATCCGTTTTGCGGTCGTAATATTTCCCTTCTTTAGGATCGTAATAAAGAATTTGGCCATTCCTGTATTTGAACGGTCCCTCCATCCCCGGAATTGGGGGATATTCATCTTTGTTGATTCCAGCGGAAACAGGAGCCTGTTTGTTCATCACCGAAGCAATGAAAGCCTTTTTGTCAGCGATGCTTTTTTGTTTTGGTGTCATTGGGGCTTCAGCGACATTGAGTTTTTTGGACGGCTTAGATTCAGTCATGCCACGCCTTTTGGCTTCAGCTCGATGGTCTTCAACCCTATCGACATAATCCTTGTACATTTTTTCTGCAAGATTTCTTGCATCATTTATCATTTTGTACCAAGGCGAACTGCTTTTGCCTAAACCGTGGTCCAAAGAGCCATACCATTCTTTTGGAACACCAGTCCTTGGAACGGATTTGCAAGCGTTATAAAAAGCTTCCCCAATATCTTTTGCAAATTCATTGATTACTTTTTCAACCGGCCCAAAAGATTCCTTTAATTTTTTCTCTCCCTCCATCACATTCATGCGATTCCCCTTTGCGGATTCGTTTGTTTTCCTAAGCACCTTGGACGCATCGTCAAGTTCGTTCAAAAACTCTTGAAGCTTCATGCTAGACGCACGAATCAATTTCTCTTGAGATGTTCCAGCTACGATTTTTTTGATTTCGTCCATAATCTTTTTGAATTCGCCATGAGCCTTGTTGTAGACCATGTCGAGCTTTTCGTGTTTAGGAGGGGTCCAAGCTTCACTTTTTTTGTCTTCCTTCGACCCAGAGTCCTTCCTCATTACAGCCTCCAACAATCCAGCAGTTGTAGCTGGCTCAGCCACAAGATCAACGGAATCAACCGCTACTATTTCTTCAATTTCTTCGACACCGTCTTGCTCATTCATTTTGGTTTTGGCTTGAGCGTTGTGTGACAAGCCAATAGCTTTGGGATCATTCTTGACCCACCATTGAAAACCTTCGGCCAATGGATGCTTGGGGTTGTACGCCAAATCAGCGTAAATGCCATCTGATTCCATTCTGGCATTGGTCAACCTACCGAAACGGTCTTCATACGAGCGTGGTTCCGATCCGGCAGGGTGGTCGATATTCACAATTGCGCCTTCGTATTTCTCAAGCGCATTTTTCATCACTTCAAGCGGGTAACGCCGTCCATTCTTGGATTCAATACCAAGAACCTTCACCCCCGGCACGACAGGATTGTCGTTGGTTGCTTCGCCTTTCGGTAAGGCAAACGAACGCTCATGAATCGTTTTCGTCTGGCTCATCATAGTAATAATTGACCACCTCCTTTAAAGCCTCTCTGGCTTGCCTCAAAACTTCTTGCGGTTCGACAAAAATCATGCCCATACGGGCACACGCTGACTCTGCGGTTTCTCCGTCGATCCAAATCATCTGTATGAATTCAGCTTCAGTTGGCGAAAGCGTCCCTATTGCGTCATTTAGATCGGTCAAAGGACGATCATTGGAATACAGCTTGGGTGGCAACCCAATTTCTATTTCAATGGTTTTTTTCTTTCGCCCATGAACCTCCCGATACATCGAACCCCAAATCCAAGCCCGTGAATATGCTCCCAGCGTAATGCCACGGGATGGATCGTAATTTTTCAATCCCTTAAGCATCCCTAACCAACCTGCTTGAACCAAATCTTGATATGAACTTTTGCGCCGGAATTTACCAACAAACCTTCTGGCGAATGAATGCACCAAAGGCGAATACTTCAGGATTTCTGCATCGGTAACCGACATGAATTCCTTACAATTCGCCCCGGCGTTGCATACTCAAAGCGATAGCAACAGCTTGTTTTTGTTCATATCCTTCATCCATCAAGAGTTTAATCTTTTCAGAAAGTTTGTCACTAGCTTCTTGCGTTTCTTTTGCTTGAAGCTTTTTCAATTCGGTTTCGATTCCGGCCAAATTGGATTTGGCGTTTGCCAATATGGATCGTGCTTCGGTTGGTTCAACGCCTTTTGGTGCATTGGCAATCATCCGTTCAGCATTTTTGATGATCGACCTGAATTGATCGCCGGATTTCTTGAGCCGATCAATCGCTCGTTTTTGTGCAGCTTTTTCTTTTTGCGCTGCGCTGCTGCGCTTGGGCATTTTTGCAAGGATGGCGTTGAATTGCGCCAATTCGTCTGGTGTCAACGCTTCGGTGGCGTATTCGATTTCTTGAATGGATTCAGGCAATTCTGTTTGCTGCTCGCCATCCGTTTTTTTGTATTTTTGACTTAATTCAAAATCACGACTCGCCATTTCTTCTTTTGCTTTGGCAATGTTTCGTTGTTCTTCTTCAAAATTTTTGCCCGATTCAGCGGTGATTGTTTGCGGTGACCACAGACCCATATCCATGTAGGTTTTGGCCGTTTGAGCTTCTCGATCATAATCCCGTGCGATCAATTGTGGGCCTTTGGCCCGAATGATCACTTGATCCAAAACATCACGGGGCAGCATACCGATATTCACAGCATGGGAAATTTGCTGCCAAATCAACGAACGCTCAGGACGGGTGCGCCGTTCGCCAACCGATTGACCGATCAAGCGTTGCATACGCTCAAAAGTTTTGACCGCTGGAGCTTCAGCTACAAGCGCAGATGCGTAGTTGTTGTTTGAAGCATCGGTTGACATCATCGTCTCGGTAATACCAAACCGGGCAGCAATGGCCCGAAGGTTAGCCGAAAGCGTTTCCACCAAATCGGCAGCGCCGATATTCATGGCTGGGAAATCGTATTCGACATTTCCGGTGCTGGTCAGAATAGAACCATATCCCATGTGGTTAATGGTTGTTGCTCGATTCTGCACGGGGTCAGTCACCGTGTAATCAGCAGCCGTTTGAGTCAATGCGCTGATCGCTTCGGGCGGTGAATCGTTCACCTTTCTGATCACCGCAATTTTGCTTCGTGCTTTCGCAACGGCAATCATCGACTGCAACACATCCTCAGCAGCCCGAAGGTTTGATTCAACAGCGTAAACGGTGGGCAAACCACGCTTGCTGTTCGATTCTGAATTGATCTTCAAATGAAGAATTTGATCGGCTGGAACAAGCGTTGGGGTCAAATTTTCCCACGGCTTTTCAATCACCCAATAGCCAACGACATGGTGGATGTCTTCGTCAGCACACTTGATTCCAAATGAGCTTGCTGGCGTTGTGTCATCCGCTGGAGGGCGAACCAGTTCAGGCTCGATGAACCGAATGCGGAGCAGCCCGTCCTCGCCTTTGAACGAACGCAAAAAGCATTCGCCATCGGAATGAAGCCTGTAAATGACTTCGCTTTCCAACTCAGGCATTCGATTGTGTTCAATGAACAAATCAACCAAATCCTGAGTACGGGAAATCAACTCGCTATTCGCTGAGTCAACCCGTGCTTGAACCGAATATTGAAACCCAGTTCCAACTACATAATTCCGATGTGCATTGATCGCAGCGATGGCAAATTCATTGTTGCGACAGATTTGCCGGGAACGATCCCGAATGATTTTGAGTTGCCACCAGTTGATGTACAACGGCAACAGTTCACCCGCCATCCGGTTATCCCGGCGGGTCAAATATTGCTGGGGAACGCCATCCATGAAGCCGTATGGGCCAGCTTCGGCAAATAAATCCCGGGAATCTAAGTACGGGAAATAAGGCAAGGACGCATACAAGTCCATCGCCTCATGAACTTTTTTTGGGCCGGATGCGCTTTTGCCGTTCATAATGTCCCCCATACTTAAATAAATGACTAAATGCGCCCGGTGACCTGTTCAGTCCATCCTTCATTGTTTCGCAGTAAACAAGCCAGATTAAACGCATCAGCCAGATCGGGGCTGGCTTTTAACCTTCGTTTGGTCATCGCTTTCGCTTCCACCATACGCCTTTGTAGCGTATCCAATGTAAAGATGGGTTGCCTTAATTCCAACAAAAGCGCCTGCTTAATTTCGTCTGGAAGCATGGCGATTGACAAGCTTTCAGCGTCTGCCAAATCAGCGGATGCAAACCAAAGTTCAGAACGAAGGTTAGGGAAATCGCCTTCCCAACGGGATTTGAATGCGGAATTGATTTCCACAAAATTGTAACGGTCTGTCGCTTTCCCTCGCATATCCACCAATCCAGCACCAAGGCCAGCAGCGTCGATCAGCACAGGAATCTGTTTGGCTGATTGTCCTTTGGTTTGATACTGGATGCACAATTCTTTGAGCCGATCAGCGGTTTGATTCAAGCTCCACCCACGATGCGATTCCATGTGAATAACGCACATTCCTTTGCGTACCGCAATCGCTGTGCGATCATCGCCAAACCTTGCTGGGTCGCACCCAATTTGAACAAGCCAATCCGGGTTCAATGGTATCGGTTGTTGAACAAATTCAAGCGCACGATCTGACCAAACCGAAGCAACGGAGCGGGATGGCCAACGCCCCAGAATCTGAGTTTCAAACAGCGGTGACTCCGCTTCGTAGTATTTTCCTTCCCAAAGAAATGCGGTGGGTGGCAATTGCTCATCCGCTTCAATTCGTCGGCATTCGTTGTACACTCTGGCCGATACTGTCGCCCGTGTGATTGCGCCGGGAATGATTTCTTCGCCACGCTTCACATTGGGATGTTCCAATGCGCTCATTTCAATGACTGTGTGCTTGCCCGATTGCTCCGCAAGATACGCTGGACACGATTGGTCATATGGGTTGTAAATCGCCAGAAAATAATGCCCCGGCCTTCCAAGTTCAACCATCGTTTCAGCACGATCCCAAAACGAAACATCCACACCGGCAGCTTCATCGAACACAATCATGATGTTAGGCATATGCGCTCCTTGGAACGCATCGCCTTTGGATGCGGTGAAACCATGCACCCAATGGTCTGGTGAAGATTCCAGCCGTGTCGCCTTTGGAAGGAAATTTGGATCGTCGTGCTTGATTCGCCTCAATTCACGAAACAAAAGGTCTTTCACCTGACGAGCTACAGGTGCAGTCGCAAGGCAAATGGATGGGTCAAAACGGTCATAAAACCAGCTGCAAGCGACAGCGGTGATGAATGTTTTCCCCACATTGTGGGCAGCACGAACCAATACAGAGTAAGGTGGCGTGACCAAAGCCCGAAGAATTTGCTTTTGCTGATCCGTCAGCAACCATCCACGGGCTTCGGCATATTCAACCGGGCAGTCAGGAGTTTGATTTTCCGCTTGGTAGTATCTTGCCTTTAGATTTCTTAGTTCGATCAGTTCTTCCATACAATTCATTTTTGAAAGCCTCCAACTCTTTCCTCAATTCCTCCATTTCCCAGCGTTCAGAATAGCCACGGGATCGGCCAATGGTTTTCAGCAAAAAACAAACAGCCCAGCCCTCACCTTGAACAACTGCCCGATTCAATGCGGATTCGGCATTGTCGATGCTGCCTTCTCGCTGGTCATCCAAAATGGCTTTGAGCATCGGGGTCTTATGAATTTTCTTGGACAGCCAGCCCCGTTCACATTTCAAGGATCGAGCAGTCAAAGAAATGTTGCCCATGCTGGCTTTCAGGGCTTGTGCGATTCGATCCGCATTTGCCTTTACTCCATTCATTCATTCCCCCCTTTTCCTGTGTGTTATTTGGCCCGTGCTGCGTTATTCCGGTATGAACGCCCATTCCATCGCACGGCCATTAGATCTGTCGTATAAACGCAAAATTTGAGCAGATGCGCCACCACATGGTTTTCTGCCCGATTCCCAATGGGAAATCATATGCCCAGTAGGATAACCTAAATGTCTAGCCATGTCACGCTGGGACAAACCCAGTTTGGCACGAATGCGTCTAACTTCGCTGGCTGGCAATGGCTCAAGAACAGGATTGGGAATCGACGGCATGACAACCTCCATTTGTGATAAATGCGGAAGCCCCGGGGTTGAGTCCGGGGATATTGAAACTAAATCTGGCAAATTCTATCTGGTGCTGCAATGCTCAACCTGCACCGAACTTTGGGAATTTGACGGGCAAATTTTTACCACGGCAAAGACTTGGACGGTTGAAACATTTGACGCTGAACCGGTCGAGTGACATCCGTCCGCTTTTCCATCTTGCTGAACGATCGCTTCCAACCGTTCTTGCCTTTGTTCCAAACCGTGACCGATTCATCGGAAATGGATTTGGATTCACCGATACCCTTGATGCCGGGAACGGGCAGAGAACTGAGATAATACCCATCCGCATTATTGTAGACACACAGCGGGTTGCCCTGACGGATCGCAACGAGTCGATCCTTCCAAAGACCCAAAACAGCCAACGGGAAATATCGGTTGGGTTGGCAGGTTTTGAGCATCCATTCAGCCCGCTTGGTTGCGTTGTCGGATGGGGCATCCGTCCACGCAATTGCCAGCATTTCGGAATCGCATTCAGAAAGCGGTTCGGTAAAAAACGAATCACGAATTTCCGAATATTCCGGCAGCACTCCGTTGTGAACCATCCACCCGCCATCGCATGGGTGCGGATGATTGTTGGCGTTTATCAGTTCGCTGCCCTGAGTCGTAAAGCGTAAATGACCGATTAAGGCGACAGCGTCCTCAACCATATGGGCAAGCGCCAGCGGATCGATTCTTCCAGCTTGTTTATGTGATCTAAGGCGGTTTTGTGAATCAATCCAAGATACACCCCAAGCATGACCTCCACGCCTTGCATCGTTATGTTGTGCGATTTGGCAGATCGCATCAACATTAGGGCCGAACCGATTTTCAGGAGAAGAAACAAAACCAAAAACTCCGCACATATGAAATTCTCCAAACTGCGACCTTCAGAAATGGGGGAGCAACACGCTCCCCCGAAAGAACCAAAATCAGACAGCTGCCATTTCCAGATCGAATTCCTTGGCTGTTTCTAGCATTGCCTTGCGAGCAACCTTGGGGTCAGTCTGGGTTGAGGAAGGAATCCATCCGAAATCTGCGCCGTTCTTGATTCGCTTGGTTGACTTGCTGTTAGACCAGCCCCAGCACAGGCGCTGCATCAAGCAGCGGATATGCTCATGGCCGGAAGATGCCGGGGTGTGCCAACCGCTGGTGAACTTGACTGATTTCTTGAGCGTTTGGGCAACTTGAACAAGGCCGATGCTGACCCGGATATAACCCAGAACCACTTCGGTGCGGAAAGTTGCAGCGAATGCCCGAAACTCAACCGCAGGACGGCGACCGCTGGTCAGGTTGGTCAGGTTGAGCAGCTGGTAGCGGGTTTGTGCAGCTGCCTGAATCTGTCGGCCATTCTCATAAGCAGCTTTGATATTTGAGTCATTTTGGATACCACGGCAATAATGGTTGTTTGCACGAGTCTTGCCCTTGCGACCGCTGACAGCGAATAGGGCCTTTTCGTGCTGGGCGACTAGACCAACCAGTTTCTTGGCCGTTTCCTCATTAGAACCAACATGGACATGGATTCCACAAGATTCGTTGCAACCAGCGCCCATATCCCTGAGCCATTGTAGAACAAATTCGACCTGACGGATACCGTCAGCGCCCATCAAGATCGGGCTGACAATCTCGATTCCTTGTTTGCCAAGAGGAGCACGGATTGAAGAATCCCGTTGAGCGTTCCAGCCTTGAGGCAGGCAGTTGACCTGAAGGCCATTGTGATACCCGCCGATGCGGACCCCGGCATTATGAAGGGCTTGTTCAGGAATGTAGCACTCGATTTCAATTCCAAAGGTCATGTTGTTGACTGAGCTGCTCATTGTTCTGCGTCCTTTGTTTGATGTAACCTTCATTGGTTACATATTCATATTAACACGGGATTTACCAGAGTAAACCCCAATGTCCACTTTTTTTGCTTTTTTAATAAATTAAAGACCTACTTAGTCCAACTTGCGTGAGATTCCCTGAGAATCATCGGGGCGGTTGCTTTCCAATTAATCGTGTGGTGAATGCGTTTGTGGGTTGTGTGCATCATAGATACCTTGGCGCACCCCGGCGCAAGCATTACTGTGTAGAACGATTTGACATAGGTTCCATATTGTTTGTATGCGTCCGTGATTGCCCCTTCATTAGACTGGGTTGCCTTTTGTGTCAGGGAAACCAGCGGGACAGTCAAAAACAAATCACCCCGATGGCCACCAATAACATAGGTGTTCACATCCTCGTTCTGCCTGCCTATGAATTTGAACGGGCGATCAGTCGAGCAAAAGAACGAATTCATGCATTTGCGTTTCAGGGTTGCAACAGTTGCAAAATCCCCGTCCGCTCCACCGATGAAATCTCCACCCTGAGAAAAGGCGATTGATTTTGCATTGGTGGACTTGAAGTACTCCAGCATGGAATTGAATATTTTGTCTAAGGTCGATTTGACCGTAAACACATTTTTTGGGTATTGGCCCCTCGAATCTGTCCTGAATTGAAATGCCGTGTAGTCATCGTCCAGTTGAACGAAATATTTGATTCCAAGGTCGGCTGCAATTTTGAATATTGCGTTTCTTGCGTGAGTCGTGGTTCGACGATCGTCGAAGTTGTCCATCTCGTCTGTCTGATCAGCAAACCATTTCTTATCAAAAACGATGACGAATTCGCCATACTTTGTCTTGTATTCGCCTACAGTCTTGTCTTCATTGTCAACAATATAGTAAATGTCGCCGGTATACCCTGCCTGACGAAGGGTAGTCTCTGTGTAGACCCTGTCTGGCCTACCGTGAGTCAAAATAAATACGGCGAAACGGTCCTGCTCATCTTTCGTTTTCTTCGGCATAATACTCTGAAAACTCCTTGCTCAATTTGACATATCCGTTTTCGATCGCTTTGTTCATGTCGATGATGACGAGTGCAGAATCCTCCATCAGCTTCTTCACATCTGCACTCGAATGAGCATAGAAATCTGCGATCATTTCATAATCAAAAACCAAATGCCTTTGAGCTGCTAATTTTAGAAAATCTTTGATCTCTTGAGGAGCATCTGAAAACTCAATACTTGCAACAAGCTCGTTAGTTTTCGTCTTGTCTACTAAAAGAGATATGGCTGGCTTTTCGTTTTTTGGTTCATAGATCGGCGCTTCAATTTTTCTTGAATACATTTCCTCGTCTGATTTTCCATCGAGTATGCCAGCGTCCTCTGCGATTTGCGTCAGCATATTAGCGACAGCCTCATTGGATGTTTGAACATCCCGAAGAAGCGTGTCCAATGCAGCAGCATCCGATTCAGCCATTGCGCTGATCGGATCAAATGTGGCTAAAATCTTGTTTGATTCTGCCTCATCTACATCCAGAATGAGGACGGGAATCTCGGCATCCACCATCGTTTCAGTTCGTAGGTGACCGTCTATCAGCATCAAGCCTTGAGGGGTCTCACGAGCAAGAACAGCCCCGGCAAATCCAATCTCAGCCAACAATCCCTTCAAAGCATCTTTTTGTGCTTTGGGATGCGTTCTCCAGTTTTTAGGGTTGGGAAGAATCTCGCTCGCTTTGACCCGTTTGAATTCCTTGATTCGGTCACGAATCTTCATTCGTTTTCCTCGTCTTCCATTTCATCAAATTTTTGCCAATATTCTCGATCATCATTTTCTTCGTCTTGCTCAAGACGAGTGATATTCAGAATAATATTGGCCAATTGAGTAGATGCGTTCAACTGTTGATCCACATCGCCATGTTCAACAATTTCGTTAAGCCGTGCCATTGAATTGTTCAAATATCGACGCATCAAAGTATCGCTGATGTAAATTCCCACATCAACCTCCTTTCACGACATCGTCCGTCAATGGCCTGACATTTTGCGGTTGATCGGTATTTGCCAATGCGCCTTCAATTATCAACAAGCGCAAAGCGTCCACCGATTCCGCATGAAACAAAATCGCTGCGACATTGGCCCGTTCATAGTTGCCAGCAAAATAAGCGCAATGCGCTTCGTTCAACCAATCGGTTGTTCCAACATCCGGGTTGGCATGATACGGCATATTTGCAGGTTGCTGTTCAGACATCAATGCGACCTCTTGGCTCGGCTACGGCTAATATGATGTGGACTTCTTGGATTGCGTGTCAGGTAACGACCCGTTGCCCTCATTCGTTTTCCAATTTTCGCACGATTGCTATAAGAACGCAACGCTTTACTTCCACCGTATCCCCACCAGTAGAATCTGCCTTTAGATGGAGCAGACAACATATCATTCATCACTTTTCGTGGAACATTTGGGTAAGTGTAACGACCGCTTGGGTTATTACGGCTAGCTCCTTTTCCGACCATAGTAAGATCGCCTTTTTGAAAAAGGTAATCTCTTTGACCAACGCTTGACCCTAATCTGCTTCTTCCAAATGTTTGATGAACAATTTGGGCACGGCCACCTAAGGGACGAAAATTTACTGCAGCGATCCAACTGGAACTGACCGCAACATCAATTCCATCGGTATAAATAAATTTGTCTTGAGGCCCAATACCAGATACTCTTTTTGGAAATACCCCGGGAAGCAAAGATGGGGCAGCTGGAGGAATCGGTTTCCCAGTTGCTTGTTTGGGAGGTTGATAAGGAGTAACCGTTGGTGCTTTGGGCTGAAAGCCAGCTTTTCCCGGCTGGCTCAAACGAATCATCCGTTGGCCAAGTCGCTGAAGTGCTTTACCGGCTGAAATAAGAAAATTGCCATCCCCACGGACATACCCCGTGAAGATGGCTTTCAGAAATCCAAAAAAAGATTTGGCTGTTGGCAGCGCCATATCAGATCAACTGGTAAGCCAAATGCCCTGAAACTTGAATCGCTGCGGACAGATTCAGCACTAACGCTTCACCCGGCGCAGTTTCAACCAAACCAATATGACCTGAAGGAGATTGACCTGTACCGCTTGGCGCAGCACCACCATTGGTGGTCAATGCCATTGCGCCTGAAAGCGCCGTGCTTGCGCCGGATTTCCAGCGAATGGCAACATCGCCGGAAGCAATCGCCGTGTAGTTAATCACACGAATCTTCAGATTTGGAACCGCTGCGACAATCGTATTGTCACCGCTGGTTGCCGTGTCGATCTTTGCAAATGGCATTTTGTGGCCCTCCTACTGAATAATTGACACCGTAGCATACGCCACGCTTGCGGACGAATCATTCAGCCGAATCGTGACCTCACGCACAAACTTGGCGCAATCGTCTTCAATCCATCCACGATTGACAAGATAATCCAACACGGGTTTAGCGCAATTGTCCAAATCCCTGTTGGATCGCCATCCTTTGCCGGGAGTGATAACAATCAAAACCTTGACCGGATGACGAACCTGCCGAATTTTTGATTCTTGAAAAGCCAACGCACGATCCGCTTCTTTCAACCAAGTAGCGTACTTTTTTGAAGTGTGCATTCTTCCACGCCCAACTTTCCAAATATGGTTGGTGCTGGGAGGAATCGGCAAATCAAATTCAGCGAATAGATGACGCAAGATCAATCTCCAATAGAAAGCGTCACCTCACGATTGATTTTGATCGTAAGCACCGACCAATGAGCCGTGAATGAATAATGATATTTCTTTTTGGCCCATGCCCAAACAATTACTTCTTCGCACATGGTTCACCATGAAATGTGTTCACGATCATAAGCGTCCAACGCCATTTGAAGCTCGTCATTTTCTTTTTTCAATTCAGCAATTTCTTTTTTTAACCTTGCGCCGTCAATGATGTAATTCACCATCAATGAAAGCAGCTCATCGTGTTTCTTTTTCAACTCGGAATATTTATTCATTTTCCACCTGTTCAAAAAAAGCCCGGGATTGATTCCCGGGCTTTGTTCAATCAATAACGGCAGCAAGCAAACCACATTCCGTTTGCGCCTTGCGCTATTCCAACCTCTCGGGGTTGCCAGCGGTTGCGGTAACAACAAGCCATTTCCGCAGCGTACGGGGTGGAACCGCAACCAACGCCTTCGTATCCCGAATTCCCACCGAAATGTCCGATCCTCAAAATTCTGGCCATGTGATTAGCCACGCCTTGAGCGGATGAAAATTCAGCAGACGGGACAGCTTGCCCTCCATTGTTTCCGTTGGAAATGCCCCGTCTGCTGAATAACCCAAATGGCCCAGCAAATGTTGATCCTGAAACAATAGCCATCAACGCAACAGCCATTAAACTTCGCATGGTTTATTCCTGAAGAAGGAACGGGCGACACCACCCGTTCCAGAGAAATGCTCCCGGTGTCGGGCATGGGGTCACTTGGATTTCTTGGAAGCAGCGTCAGCGGGAACAATGGTGACCTTCTCGCCAACCTTCTTGTAAACCGATTCGGTTTTAATCACAGCGGGGGTTTCCTTGACAGCGGTGACCGTGTTGCAGGAAGCGCATTCAGCCCTCGCAGCACGGCGAGCAGCCCGCCTGCCAAGCAACCCGCCAGTATCACCAGCAAAGCAAGCGGGAACAAAAGCAATCGCCAAAAGAAATGCAACTAAACTTTTCATTGGAACCTCCGTGTATGGTTTCGAAACCGTCCCAAACATAACCTTTCAACTGGCCCGTTGCAACATCGACCTTCGAATTTCATCCTTGGCCAAGTTAAATATCTGCCGAATGCGTTCTTTCTTCAATTTGTATCTTTTCTCCATTGTCTTAAATGATTCACCTTTCAAGTGTGAAATAACAATTCCTTTCCATCTGTTTCTTAATTTTGAAATGGACAGTTCCAATTCCTCCAATTCCTCTATTGTTTCAAACCCTTTGTCTTCTCGACCCAATTCATGCAATTCCCAATTGCCGTCATGTTCAAAGGATTTGAGCGTCAACGGGACAAATTTGATTCCATATCCTCGCTTGATTGATTTGACATTCCAAAACAAATCAGAACGCTTGAAATGAAACGCTTGAGCAATGTAATTGGACAGCTTTCGATTGCCGTCAGGTTTCCATCTGGCAATAGCCATGCAAAGTGATTCGGAATATTCACCAACCAATTCGTCATATTCAAACTGGCTTGGTTGTTTTTTATTCCGAATAAACCAATGAACAAACTTGTAATTGTCTTCCACAAGTTTGCGTTTCTCATCACACAAAATCATTTCACTTTTCTCCCGATCTTCGCCATGATTTCCTGAAGCTTTTGCTGCACATTTTCGTTGGACGATGAAACTGATTTCATCTTTTCCAATTCCCTTTTGGCTTTGTGAACTTCATCCCGTGCAGCCAGTTGATCCCGATAGCCGGAATTACGCCGAAGGTATTCGTTCAGATCCATTGGAAATTGTCCTTCACGAATAGGTTCTTTAGACCACCTCGCAGCAATTGCTGTTTTGGTCGCCTGTCCTTTTTCGCATGAACAACAAACAGCTTGGGTGTAATAAACTCCCATGTCGGTGTGCCAAATTCCGTCTTTGACATGATCCAAATGAGGCAAATCAACAACCCACCCTGTCGATCCGCAAGTCGAACAGGAATGCGCCTCGAAATGCTTGCGCCTCAATTCCCGTGATTCACGGGCCGAAGCCAACAGTTCCTCATGAATTGCTTGCAAATGCTGCGGGGCAAATTGTGGCAAAACAGCCCGTCTTGCAACCCTGTAAACAGCGTCAGCAAGTTGCTCGTCATTCCAACCCTCAGCGGAAAAAAGACGAGTCCAAATTGCATAGGTTTCCCACCATCGTTCCGATGGGGTAGAAAACAATCTGGCATGAACTTCTTGCCACAACGGAACCATGTGCTGCAAATTGCTCATTTTGACACCTCCCCGTTAATGCCGTCTATTTTCGCATTAGACGAACGATCTTCTAAACTTGACTGATTCCCCAGCCCAAGGGTAGATCTCCCGCCATTCGTCAAATTTGACGGCAAAGAATCGAAGGTGGCGGGATTTGGTCGGATTGATCGGCGCATGGATGCCAAAATTGGATCGTCTTCGGGTATTTGCCCGACCCGGCCAATGATGTCCCGTTTTTCAGCTAAAACGCTCAGGGAATTTTGCGGTTGGGAAAAACCGTTTCGTGGTCGATCCGATGCCCGGGAAAGCCAGCTGGTCAAAAACCGGGGCATTCCACGGGCTGTTTTTTTCATCGTTCGAGCATTCAGCCACCCCAACGCTTTTCGACATTCGGCCAAAACATCTACCCCAGCATAAAGTGCTATCCATTCGTCCACCTGTGATTGCGTCAGAAACCACTTGGATGGATTCCCGTTGCAGGGATAGGTCAAAATCGGTGGCGTGTCCCCGTCAGGGGAACACGACACAACTGTTTTAATTTGGTTAGGTTTGGTTTGGTTAGGTTTGGTTAGGTTAGGAGGCATGGTGCTATGGCATGGTGCTATAGCAGGCTGCTCAAAGCACGATGCTACAGCAGGAGGTTGAATTGCAAACTTTTTATTGTGTTTTGCCATTGCGCCTTTGACAAAGCGTGGGCAATGTTCTGCCCAATCGTGAATGACCAAACGATTCACGGGGCATGAATCCAACCAACCGCAATCAACCAAACTTTGAATCAATTCGTCAGGATTTCCGGCCCATTCAATTTCAGCTGCTATATCTTCGTTGCTCATTCGGCCTATTGCGCCGTCTTGGCAACTGGCTGATCCAATGTGCCAAATAGTTTCCAAAACGCCGACAACCGCATAATGGGGCACTCCCAATCTGCGTTTCAGCTTCTTGAATTTGCTTTTGGTAACAGCCGTGTGAATCATTGATCCCTCCGTAGAAATGGAGGAATCAAGCGGATACAATTCTTGCATCGCTGGCCTCCAACTCAGGTCAGTTTTGGGGCTGGGTGTTTTAGCCGAACACTCAGCCCCGATCTATTATTTGAACAACAAACCGCACTCCAACGACTGAATATCTTTCATTGACCTATACCGTAAACACCAACAATCCAAAGAACATACCCAACCATTTTCAGGATTGACATCCCCTTTTTTGAAAAAGGTTGCGTCTCGAAAAAAACTGGGTTTTCCTATCCATCCGCACAGCGTGACGCTGATTGGATTTTTTTCTTCGTATTGAACCGAAGTGAAAATGTATCCCTGACATTGTTGCTCTTTTTGATAATCGGGAACAGTACCGCAATAGTCAGGGTTTGGAAGAACTGTTCTTCGCTTGGTTTTTACATCAAAACGAAAACCACCCAAAATCAAATCGTGATTGTAAGTGTTGTTCCGTTGCGAATCCAAATAACCAAAATAACGATGAACAGCTAACTCACCAAGAAATCCAGCTTCGTTGCCTTCACCCTTGAGAATGCTACCCTTCAGAATCCCCATTTTGCTGGATTCTTTTCTGGCTATTTCCAATTCTTCCTGAATGATTGGCAGACGAATCACAAATTTTCTTCCTTGAGTGATGGCTGATGCAATTCGGAAAACCGGGCATAGCCTTAAAACGGCAACTGCGATGGCTACAAATGATGCGTTCGGTCTTCTTCAATTCCCTCAATTTTCTTTGAAGCGTTCTATTGGTTATTTTTTTGTTCGACATTGCGTCTCCTTTCAGCAATTAAAAATTCTAGACAGTTAATCGCTTTTCTAATGTCATTTTCAAAAAAGCTAGAACCACCTTTTGTTCCAGCCCTGTAAATGTATTTCAAAGCGTTCCCACGCCAAAAACATTCCATTCCTTCCGTCTGAATAATGTCACGAATGAAATCGGCACAAGTCAGGCCACTTGCTCCTTGATAGTGATTTGGAATATCACCCATCACTCCCCTCCCGGCAGCTTTTCACCCAGTCGCCCAATGAATCCACGCCTTGACGACTGGCCACAGCCATCGAGCCAGCAGTCCAGCCGCAATTCCGGAGCCAAATATCAGCATTGCGAC